AGTTTCTCCAGCTAACATCGTTCTTCCAGAAATTAACATTCAAATGCAATCTCAAGCCATCACCGCTAAAACTAAAAAGTTGAAAGCTGTATGGACACCGGAATTTGCTCAAGATTTGAATGCATACCAGAATATCGATGCTGAAGCTGAATTAACTAACATGTTGAGTGAGTACATTTCAATGGAAATTGATTTGGAAATCTTGGATATGTTGATTGAAGATGCTTCAACTACTGATTACTGGTCAGCAATTAATAACACTACAATTAGTTCACCAGCTTCTGCTACTACAATTCCTGTAACTACTACTGCTGGTTTCTACAACACCCAAGGTCAATGGTTCCAAACTTTAGGTACTAAAGTACAGAAATTAAGCAACAAAATCCACCAGTTAACTCTTCGTGGAGGTGCAAATTTCATGGTAATTAGTCCTACAGTAGCAACTATCATTGAATCTATTCCTGGATTCGCTTCTAACAACAACGGTGAAGCTCAAGACATGGAATACGCGTTCGGTGTTCAGAAAGCTGGTACATTTAACGGTCGTTACAAAGTATACAAAAACCCATACATGACTGAAAACACAATCCTATTAGGATACCGTGGTACTCAGTTCTTGGAAGCAGGTGCTGTATTTGCTCCGTACATTCCGTTAATCATGACTCCTCTAGTATACGATCCAGCAACCTTCACTCCTAGAAAAGGTATCATGACTCGTTACGCTAAGAAGATGTTACGTCCTGAATTCTATGCTAAAATATATGTAAGTGGTTTAAATACCCTTTAGTAGTACAAGCATACTAATATAAAGAGAGCCGCGAATAGCGGCTCTTTTTTATTTTAACATATTTATAGTTGTACTAAATGTTACAATATGAAGGAACCCAATCGTCCTAGGAAAAATGAGATTAAGGCAATCGGAGCTTTACAACTCAATGAAGAACAGAAAGAAGCAAAACGCTTAATAGTAGAAAACCAAATAGTTATAGTAACAGGTAGAGCAGGTAGTGGTAAATCACTAGTATGTGCCCAAGCGGCATTAGATTTCCTCAAGAAAAAACAAATAGACTGCATATACAACACACGTGCCGCTATTGAAGTAGGTAAAAGTTTAGGTTTTCTTCCAGGAGATTTAAATGGGAAATTTGATCCATATATGGAAGCGTTAGTAGAGAATCTTAACAAATGTTGCTTAGACAAAACCGAAGTACCTAAACTAATAGAGCTAGGTAAAATTAAGGCACTACCCGTACAGTTTATCCGTGGTAAAACAGTCGACGATATATTGATTGTAGAGGAAGCACAAAATTTGACTAAAGCCGAAATGTTAGCCATACTTACTCGTTTAGGTAAGAACGGGAAAATAGTAATAAACGGCGATAACGAACAAACCGATATTAAAACACCTACCGGTGAAATTAACGGTTTATCTTACGCTATAGAGGTATCTAAGAAGATAGAGGAAATTAAGTGGATTAAACTTAAAGAAAACCACCGCTCAGACTTAGTTGGGAAAATACTTGATTTCGAATATGGGAAGTAACCTATCCACCAATATTTATAACGAAAACAATGGCAACCTTTACTTCAAAGATATATGAGAGTATAACATTAAACGGAAACGATCTAGGTTCTTACACCACTAATACCATTGATGGTATAAATTATGTAGATAACCGTATATTAAACTGTCCTTCTGGATCTCAAACACCAATATTCACATTAAGTAACAATCCAGGTGCAGGACAGTTTGTAACTAGTAGTCTACAATACGCTAGAATAACTAATGTTTCAACAGTTCCAGTAAAACTAATTGTTGTAGGTGCATCTAGTGTAAGTGCTTCGTTCTTGGTAACAACCGGTAGTTCATTCTTCTTATCAACTAGTAAGATAACAGGTAGTGTTGACAACAGCTTTACATTTAAAGACATTCAAAGTGTTTCCATTGAACCATCAAGTTCCGCAGCAGCAATAGAATATTACATAGCAACAACTTAATAACATGAATATACCTATATGGAATGGATCATCGTCGTTTGCCCCTGGAGATACTCCATTTGGGTTCTATGACTACGATCCACAATTTCAGACCGACGCTGATAAAGTGTCTAAATTTTGTGCTCAACGTTTGGGTTATCCAATTCAAGAAGTCGAGTTACAAGACATAAATTTTTACACAGCATTTGAATATGCTGTAACAACATACGGAAACGAACTCTACGCGTTTAAAGTTAGAGACAACATGCTCAACATAGTTGGTTTAGATGTTGATGTCAACCTGAATAACGCGATTATAACGCCTAATTTCGCTAGTATTGTGCGTTTATCTCAACAATATGGTGAGGAAGCAGGTGTTGGTGGAAATGTTAATTGGTATAGTGGTTCTATCCCACTTATTCCAGGAGTACAAGATTACGATTTGGCACTATGGGCATCGTCTCAAAATATAACTGGTGGAATTGAGATTAAGAGAGTATTCTATAACGCACCACCCGCGGTAAATCAATTATATAATCCAATAGCTTACGCTGGATTAGGTGGTGTACCGGCTGCTGGAGCATATGGTTTAGGATATGGAACCACAGGTTATTTAATGGTACCTACAAGTTTGACCATGCAAACGGTACAAGCTATCGAGATGCAGAATGAAGTAGTTAACCCTAACTACACATTCGAACTTATCAACAACAAATTAAGAGTATTTCCTATGCCTGGTTACGGTAGCATTTACTCATTTATGTCATTCCAGTATATCATATTAGATGAAAGAATAAATGACTCTATACAAGAAACAGGCGGAAATAAAATATCTAATGAGTCTAACGCGTCATATGATAACCCAACATATTCACAAATAAATTCAATTGGTCGCCAATGGATATTTGAATATACAATGGCTTTATCTAAAGAAATGTTAGGATATGTTAGAGGTAAATATTCTACTGTTCCAATACCTGGTGATGCAGTAACATTAAATCAAGCAGATTTATTGTCGTCTGCATCCGAGACTAAGACGTCTTTAATAGAACGATTACGTGAATATTTTGACCAGACGTCAAACCAAGCTTTACTAGAGAGAAGAGCAGCAGAATCAGAGGCACGTGTGAAGGAAATTAATTATTCACCAATGACAATTTTTATAGGATAACATGGCTTTATTTGGTTCAGCGAGAGATGTGAGTATGTTCAGATACGTGAACAGAGAGTTAATGGGTAACATTATCTCTCAACAGTGTGTCTTCTACAAATGCAATGTCACAAACACACTAATAAACATGTATGGTGAAGCATCAAATGGTAGATACTATGAACAACCTATTTTATTTAACTGCTTAATTGATGTTGGTGATCAAACCGCACCAACACCTGACGATATGGTTGGATTTGAATGGGCTGTGACATATAAATTTTTAAGGGACGATTTAGTAGATGCTGGGGTTGAACCAGCTGTGGGAGATATAATAATGTGGCAAAATGCTTATTGGGAGATAGATAACGAGAATATAGTTCAATTCTTTACAGGTAAAGATCCTGCTTACCCATATACAGACTCTAATGGTAATAACCCACTAAATCCAGGATTAGGAAATTTTGGTTACAATGTTAGTGTTATATGTACTACTCACTACGTGCCTGGAGATCGTTTAGGAATCCAACCGTACCGTCTATAAAATATAAACAATGGCAACACAAGGAAGAAAACCAATACCTAAAACCCAAAGAGAGATAAGCGTAAGTTTACAAACGCCTAAGGATCCTTCTATGGGTAATCCAAATTCCTCATACGAATCACCAAGTAATAATAGAGCACTACAGACGTCATTCCAAGATGATGCTGTTAAACCATTTAAGATTGGTATACAAGATATTGATGAGGCTATATTGTACTACTTCCAGAACGTTATTAAGCCATTTGTAATACAAAACGGAGAAAGATTACCTGTACCTATATTATATGGTTCCCCTGAAAAGTGGAAATCAATGCAACGAGACGGATATTACCGAGACAACAAAGGTGCGGTTATGTATCCACTCATAGTATTTAAACGTAACGCCATTGAGAAAGATAGAACTATAGCGAATAAGTTAGATGCTAACAACCCCAACAATTTTGGAGTGTTTACTAAAAAATACTCGCCATACGACGCGTATTCTAATTTTAATGTACTTAACAACAGGACACCTGAGAAAACATATTATGCGACTATTATGCCCGATTATGTGACTATAACGTACACATGTGCTGTATTTACATACTATGTAGAGCAATTAAACAACATAATCGAAGCCATAAACTATGCTTCGGATGCATATTGGGGAGACCCACAGCGATATAAGTTCCAAACACGTATTGATTCATTCAATACTGTAACGGAATTGTCAGACAATGATGAGCGTGTTGTGAAAAGTACATTCGATATTAAATTACATGGTCACCTTATTCCTAATGTGTTACAAAAGGACATGAACTCACTCAAGAAGTTTAGAGATAAGTCTAAAGTAATATTCTCAGTTGAGGCTACATCCAACAGTGCTATACTTAAAGGTACAGTTAATGCTGATGGTACAGCAACTGAACTTAAGAAGAAAGAAGCGGAAAGAAAAGTACAAATCGACCAATCAACGTCAAGGGCAACTATAATTTAATATTTATAAGAAACATTAAATGGCTAGAGTAAGATT